TTACAGCTAATGGATGTATGATTTTCAATGATTCAGCATCAGGTGATCCAGCTGTTTGTACAATAGCATTCGGTGGAGATAAAACAGTTTCCAGTGGAACTTTTACAATTCAATTTCCGGCAGCAGCAGCAGCGACAGCTATTATTCAGCTAGCATAAGGAGGACCTCCTTATGGCTTCAGTTTGGGGTGGTGATAGTCCGGTAGTAGCCTGGAACGAAAATTCCTGGGAATCCAATACTCTTACAATTACTTTAACTGGTGTATCAGCAACCGCTAGTGTAGGTGAGGTAGAAGCTTTTCCTACTTTAGGTTGGGGTCGTGTAACATGGGGCTCTAATTCTTGGGGTGTAGAGTACACTGCTGTACAATTAACAGCGCCATCAGAATTAACTACAGCTGTAGGAACAGTGGAAGCTTATCCAGGATCCGGTTGGGGTGGAGCCCAATGGGGTAATGCTGGTTGGGGTGTAGAATATTCTGTTGCACCAACTGGTTTGGGTATGACTTCTAGTGTTGGAACTGTTGAAGCAGCTCAAATTATTCCAGTAGATCTAACAGGAGTTAGCGCTACATTCTCAGTAGGATCATTAACTACTCAACAAATTACTCCAGTAGACCTAACAGGAGTACAAGCTACAACAGGGCTTGGAAGTTTTGATAACGCAGGAACTTTAGTTGGTTGGGGTAGAAATGGTTGGGGTGAAGAACCATATGGAGATTCTTGGAATAAACTTGTTCAACCGTCAGGATTAAGCGCAACAGCTTCAGTAGGTGCTGTTGTTCCTGCTGATGTAGTAGGATTAACTGGTGTCAGTGCAACAGCTTCAGTAGGTGCTATTGCACCTGCCGATGTAGTAGGATTAACTGGTGTCAGTGCCACAGCTTCAGTAGGTGCTATTATTCCTGCAATTGGAGAAGCTTTATCAGGTGTTAGTGCAACAGCTTCAGTAGGTGCTATTGCTCCCGCTGATGTAGTAGGTATAAGCGGTTTAGGTGTTACTGCCAGCGTGGGTGAAATCACTGTAACGGAAACTCAGATAGTTGCTCTTTCAGGAGTTTCAGTAACAGCTTCAGTAGGGGCAATTGCACCAGCAGATGTTATGGGATTGACAGGTGTTTCTGCAACAGCTTCAGTAGGGGCAATTGCACCAGCAGATGTTATGGGATTGACAGGTGTTTCTGCAACTGTTAGTGTAGGGAACCCAGGACAAATAGCATGGGGACGTGTTACAGCTGCACAAACAGGTAATTATAGTAAAACAACAGCTACTCAAACTGGTAATTGGACTAGGGTTACTAAGTAATGTATGTTGACAATATGAATAAAACGAAATATAAAAAAACACAAGTATAAATTAGGAGATAAATTATGGCATCAACTTATTCATCAGATCTTAAACTAGAACTTATGGCTACCGGTGAAAACGCTGGTACATGGGGAACAAAAACTAACACTAATTTAAACTTAATTCAACAATCTGTTGCAGGTTATCAAGCAATAGATGTAGCATCTAGTGATGTTACTCTTGTTATGACGGATGCAACTATTTCTAATGCCAGAAATATGACCCTAAATTTTACTGGAACTCTTGCGGGAGACAGAATAGTAAATTTTCCAGCAAGTATAGAAAAAGTTTTTAACGTAATAGATGGAACTGATCACGCAGGATATACTTTAACTTTTAAAGTTACGAGCGCTAATGGTTTTTTATTATGCGAAGGCAATAATTATATCTGTCACTCTGATGGAACTAACATGGTTGAAGACCTTGAAACTAGAAATTGGAGAACTATAACTGCATCAGAAACCGTTCAATCAGGTGCCCAACTTTTTGTAGACACAGATGGTGGGGCAGTTACGGTAACGCTTCCAGCCTCTCCATCAAATGGTGATATAGTAAATTTTGTAGATTCAAGATATACATTTGATTCTAACGCATTGACTATTGGAAGAAATAGTTCTAAAATAGCAAACACAAGCGCCGATTTAGTAGTTAATACTGAGGGTGCAGCATTTGGATTGGTTTATTCTGGTTCAGATGTAGGATGGACTTACACAGAGAAATAGGAGATAATAGATTATGGCAAATTACGAAGCAACTAAATACGATTTTTCAGGAGCAAACCTTACTGGTATCGAAGGAATTCCTACAGGTACTGTTGTGCCCTGGACTGCTGTATCAATAGCAACAGGTTTTTTAGAATGTGATGGAACGGCAGTTTCAAGAACAACTTACGCCGCATTATTTGCAATTGTTTCAACAACTTATGGAGTAGGTGATGGTTCATCAACTTTTAATCTTCCTGATTTACAAGATAATATAGCAATGGGAAAATCAGGATCTAAGTCTTTAGCATCAACTGGTGGGGCTAACACTGTAACAGCAACAGGAAATGTTGGAGGCTCAACAGCGAATGCCACTTTATCCACATCTCAATTAGCTTCTCACAGTCATGGTGGTGGAGGTAGTAGTGGTACAAATGGGCACCATAACCCAAACGAGAATCAGAAGTATTATAGTTCTACAAATACAGGAAGTAGTGGATCAGGTTCAGGTCACTCTCACAATATGAGTGCAACTTTTTCTGGAGATGCAACTTCCGTTCTGCAACCTTATTTAACATTAATTTATATAATTAAAACTTAGGAGAAATTATGGCAAATTACGAAGCAACTAAATACGATTTTTCAGGAGCAAACCTTACTGGTATCGAAGGAATTCCTACAGGTACTGTTGTGCCCTGGACTGCTGTATCAGTAGCAACAGGTTTTTTAGAATGTGATGGAACGGCAGTTTCAAGAACAACTTACGCCGCATTATTTGCAATTGTTTCAACAACTTATGGAGTAGGTGATGGTTCATCAACTTTTAATCTTCCTGATTTACAAGATAATATAGCAATGGGAAAATCAGGATCTAAGTCTTTAGCATCAACTGGTGGGGCTAACACTGTAACAGCAACAGGAAATGTTGGAGGCTCAACAGCGAATGCCACTTTATCCACATCTCAATTAGCTTCTCACAGTCATGGTGGTGGAGGTAGTAGTGGTACAAATGGGCACCATAACCCAAACGAGAATCAGAAGTATTATAGTTCTACAAATACAGGAAGTAGTGGATCAGGTTCAGGTCACTCTCACAATATGAGTGCAACTTTTTCTGGAGATGCAACTTCCGTTCTGCAACCTTATTTAACATTAATTTATATAATTAAAACTTAGGAGAAATTATGGCAACTAATTCAACATGGACTGTAGTATTTAATGATAAGAAGATCATTAAAAAAACAGGTGATATGGAGTCTACTCCAACAGGATATGATATAAATGATGATTCTTTTTGGGGACAAGATAAGTTTTCAAACATTTGGGCTATTCAATATGGAACATCTAATCTAAGTGACGCTGTAGAATACATAGATGATACTCCTCACTCTACTTGGGAAGATGCAAACCTAGGTGAGATTTCAGACTTTACTACTAAATGGGACGCAGCTCATTTAGTTCAATTACAATCTAATTGGGACAACGATAATGTTGACGACGAAAGTGAAGCAGAAAAAATTTCTAGACTAGGTGCTAGACCTACTTCGTATAGTTCTTAATTTTTTATCAAATTCAAAAGCTTTTTTTTCTACAATATTAAATACTAAACTATATCTATTATAGTCTTCTTTGTATACGTCGAAACCATGTAATATTTCTGGTGGAAATATGTAATAATCTCCAGGCTCTGGAGATATTTTTAAATTTAATTCTGGTAGTATTAAATCACATCCTTTTGTTAGATATAGTATACCAAATATACTAGAGTGGTTATGGTAGTTTAAACTATCTCCTTTTTTTATTTCATTACCCCATGCACTTTCAATAGTCTTTCTTTCTAAAAAATATTTAAATATATCAGGATGTGTGTTTTGATATTTATTTATTAAATAACTTGTAAAGTCAACAAATTCAGGTTTGTCTAAAAAGTAATTCCAATTAGTCCTTCCTCCTTTTACATTAGTGTCCATGTTACGATCTACATTAGATTTGATTGACATAGTAAGGTTATGTATAATATCTGGATAAGGATAAGTACCAAATATAATATTAATATGTCTAGTATAGCTAACGTTCATACTATTTCGATCTTCGTTTAATTGATTGTTTTTGTCTAATAGACTAATCATCTTAAATTTAACCAAGACGTCAGAATATATTTCTCACCTGATATAGGTGGATTTCCTCTATGTACATAAGGAAAAGTTGCTGGAAAAATAACTATTCTACCTTTTTTAGGTTTAACTCTTTTTGAAAAATATAAAAATTCTGTTTCTCCACCCTCTTCAACATCATTTAAATATATAACATAAACTAAAACTCTAGCTTCGTTGTCAAATCCTTTTCCATGTTCTATATGCCATACATGGTAGCCTTCCGTAGGTAAAGTTTTTTGTATTTTTAAAGATGTATAGAATAGATCTGAACTTACATACGAATATACTCCTGTATTTTCTGCATAGTGTTTAAAAGCTATATCAAAATTTGCTATTAGAAGTCTTAATGCGTCATGCCATATTTCAATATTTCTTCCACTAGCAAAAAATTGTTGGTCTTGTTTTCTACTAACAGGTGCTTGTTCACCTAATTGTCTATTGAGAGTACGGTTTAGTTTATCTTCTTGTTCAAAAAGTTCAATGGCTCTATTACATTCTTGTTCAGTAATGTAATTATCGTATACACCCATAAAATTTTGTATACTTACTGTTTTTTCTATTATTTTTTTATCTTCTTTTTCTATTATTTTTTTATCTTCTTTTTCTATTATTTTTTTATCTTCCATTATTTTCTCCAGTTTTATTTATTTTTATTTATTTGATCGTAAGCATGTTTTTTATAAGGACCACTTTGATTTACATAATGTAAAAACAATTGAGCCATTCCGTTTCCTTTGTATATTCCAGGTCTACCGTGTTTTTGATCATATCCTGCATAAAGAAGTGCCTCGCCTTCTTCTAATTCAATAATTTGTTTTTCAATAATTAAAGGCCAGTTATCATATTTTTTTATACAAACAGTTACAGATATTTCACAAGAAGGTCTATCTGTGTGTTGTTTTAAATAAGCACCAAACACATAATATCTCCAATAAGCATAAGTTGGAAATAATTTTAAATTCAAATTTTTTTCTACGATAGGTAATTTAGTATCTAATAAAGCAATCATTAAAGGATCGTTGTACCATGCTGGTGAAAAAGATTGAGGCTCAACTTGATAGTCTTTATTAAAATCTATTCGATTATAACAATATTTTTGAAGAACATTTAACTCTTTTTTAGAAAAGAAATTTTTAATTATTTTATAATTTATTGTAGCCATGCAACGATACTATATCTATCTCCTTTAGTAATAGGTTGTATTCCATGAGGATATAAAAAAGAGCTAGGAAAAAAAACAATTGAACCTTTTTCTAAAACCATTCTTTTAATTTCTTTTTCTTTTTGATCTGTAAAAATTAAATCTCCTCCCTCATATTCATCATTTAAATTTATAATAACAGTCAATGCTCTAGTGGTAGTAGTATGATGATCTGTATGAACTTCATATTTACCACCAGGACTATACTTTAATAAATCTATTTGCTTAATTTTTGAACTATCCATTTGAGGAAATTTTATTTTATAATGAAAAAAAACTTTTTCTATTTCATTTTTTATATAATTCCAATAAAATATATCGGTAGGTGTATTGAAAGTAAGAGAATATCCTTTAACATTTCTTATATTTGTATCTAAACCACGTCCTATAGTTAGTTTTTTTTTAGCTCGATGTTTTATTAAAGGTATAATTTTATTTATAAAATCATGAGATATTAAATTTTTTATCTCAACAATTCCTTCTAAATGGTCCATTATATTGGTTCTTTCCTTCTTTAAAAAACTATTATATACTACAAAAATTAAACTTCAAGCCTGAATTTAATAAAACAGAGCACGTTAAAAGATTTGATTTAACTCAAGCCACAGAATCAGGGGCCGAAGGTCAATGGACAGACAGCTGTTGGAACTACCAAAAACAGATTGAATTACTCGTAGATCTGC